ATAAGTCTTCTCTTTACCAGATTCCATATAAGAACATGGTAAAGTATATGTTTGAAATGCCAGATGATGCTTCTTTTGAAATGCTTTATGGTAATCTCAAAACGCAAGGAACCATCAGTTTCTGGAGCACTTCCTTTATTCGTGGAACAACTCTGGATAATGCAATCATTATTGTAGATGAATTCCAAAATCTAAATGGTCATGAGTTGGATTCTATCATCACCCGTGTTGGTGAAAATTCAAAGATTATGTTCTGTGGAGATGCAACTCAGACTGATTTGATTAAGACAAATGAAAAGAATGGCATTATTGACTTCATGAAAGTCTTGCGTATTATGCCATCTTTTGATATTATTGAATTTGGTATCGAAGATGTCTGCCGAAGCGGACTTGTTAAAGAGTATCTAACTGCAAAACATCAACTGGGAATGTAATTTAATGATCTTTAATCATGTAGACGTAGACCTCCCTAGTCTAAAAAGGGAGGTCATTGATGGTGTGAGATATTATAAAATTGAAGATATCGAAGATCCATTTAAAGCAGTCTCAATTACTTCGGTCATTAGTCACTATAACAAAGAAATCTTTGAGAGGTGGAGGAAGAAAGTTGGAGAAGAAGAAGCAAATAAAGTTACCAAGCAAGCAACAAGTAGGGGAACTGATGCCCATACTTTAATTGAGAACTATCTTTATAATAGAGAACTTCCTCCAGTTCAACCAATCTCGGAATATTTGTTTAAAATTGCTAAGCCTGAACTTAACCGCATAAATAATATTTACGCCCTAGAAGGTTCTCTTTATAGTAAGTTCTTGGGTGTTGCGGGAACAGTTGATTGTATTGCAGAGTTTGATAATGAACTTGCGATCATCGACTTTAAGACTTCAAAAAAACCAAAGCCAAGAGATTGGATCGAACACTATTTTGTACAGTGTTGTGCTTATGCGTGTATGCTACATGAGATTACTGGAATCTCTGTAAAGAAATTTGTCATCATTATGACTTGCACTAATGGTGAAGTTGTTGTCTATGAGGAACGAGATAAAGAAAAGTATATCCGTCTCTTAACCCAATACATAAAAAAATTTGTAAAAGACAAGATGGACAACTATGTCACCTAAAAACCAGTTAGAAGAAGAGTTTACTAAAAAATTTATGTGTGCTGAAAAATTTGCAAGAGACGTTGAAGAGATCGTCAAAAATGATAATGACCTTGATTATATTGGAGCAATAGTTTTCTATTGTGAAAAGAATAACATTGAATTGGAATCAGTACCTAAATTGATTTCAAAACCACTCAAAGAAAAGATCCGTTGGAATGCAATGGAACTTAATTTTCTCAAAAAAACATCCAAAGCTAAACTGCCTGTTTGATTTTATTTTTATACTATGACAGCATTTGAGGTTTACAACTCTTATCTTGGAATCAAGAATCATTTTACAAAAGACAATTACGATTTTTATAAGTATCGAGGTAAAACAAAATCATCATTGAAAACTTTTTATGGTAGGAAAGATAGATTTTGGTTTGAGAAAATTTCAAGGCAGAAAAAGGACGATGAGATTGTAAACTTCTTTGTTGCCAACTTTGCATTATCTGATGATCCACAAAGACTGTGGATTGGAGAAATAATTAAATCTGGCAATGAAAGATATGTTGATTGGAATAAGAGAATGCAATCTCTTTCTTATTTTTTTAAGACAGAGATTGAGAATTCTTTTTTGGATGAGAATTTTGATGAAATGTTTTCTATCAAGGGAAGCAAGCATCCAAAAATTTTAAAGTTATTTCTTTCTGGAAAAGTATCAATCGAAACTTTGATTATACTGGATCATATTTTAAACTTTAAAAAAACTTTTGATAAGAAGTTAATAGATCCTGTTTGGGAATTAACTTCTTTCAGAATTAAAAAGTATTCACCATTTCTAAATATTGATGTGTCTAAATTTAGAGACATGTTAAAATTATTAGTGGTAAATCGATGAGTTTTTTTGATTCAGATATTGTAAGAAATGAAATGTTGGAAATAAACTCTTTGCAACAAAGGGTTTATGATAATGTATTTGAGTATCCCTTAATGTCTAAGGATAAAAAGTTAGAGCATATTGAGGTTCTTCAAGAACTATTGGAAAAACAAAAGTTGCTCTATGTCAGATTAAGTTTATCTGATGACCCAGAAGCAAAAGAACTTAAAAGTAGAATTGAAGAATCTGTTATAATGATGGGTATGTCAAATGAGTCTAATGTGAATGTAGTTTTTGACAACCTGACTCGCATGGTTGAGTCAATGAAAAAGGAACTAGACCGGGCTTGACATCCCTTCTTGCTTCCTGTAAGATAAAGAAGTCCCAAAGGCCAAATCAAATTTAAAAGAGGTAATCTAATGTCTTTCGCAAATCTTAAAAAGCAATCTTCTCTCGGTTCTCTCACTGCAAAGTTGGTTAAAGAAGTAGAGAAAGCAAACACCAACAGCAGTTCTGATGATCGTTTCTGGAAACCGGAGATGGATAAGACCGGAAATGGGTTTGCAATTGTTCGTTTCCTCCCAGCAGTAGAAGGAGAAGAACTTCCTTGGACGAAAATGTATTCTCATGCTTTCCAAGGTCCTGGTGGTTGGTACATTGAAAACTCTCTGACTACCATTGGTCAGAAAGATCCTGTTTCTGAGCACAACCGTGAACTCTGGAACAGTGGTAATGATAAGGACAAAGAGACTGTCCGTAAGCAAAAGCGTAAACTGTCATATTATTCTAACATCTATGTCGTAAAGGATCCTGCAAATCCTCAAAACGAAGGTCGTGTATTCCTGTTTAAGTATGGTAAGAAAATCTTTGATAAGATCATGGAGGCAATGCAACCTGAGTTTGAAGACGAAACTCCTATCAATCCTTTCGACTTCTGGCAAGGTGCTAACTTCAAGATCAAAATTGTCAAGAAGGATGGTTACTGGAACTACGACAAATCAGAGTTCGACCGAATTGCACCACTCCTGGATGATGACGATGCTCTGGAAGCCCTCTGGAAGAAGCAATATTCTCTAGATGCTATCTCTGCATCAGACCAGTTCAAGTCTTATGAAGATCTTGAGAAGCGTCTGAAGTATGTTCTGGGTCAAAAACCTGCTGCCCGTCCACAACTGGATGAGGAAGTTGATGATGAGGACAGCGATCGTGGTTCTTATACTCCAAATTTTAGTTCCCGTCGTCAAGAAACTGAACTGCCTGATGACATCAGCAATCAACTCAACAATCTTTCCTCAAGTTCTAATGAAGATGAAGATGATGCAATTTCTTATTTCCAGAAACTTGTTGATGACTGATCACTGATAAAGGCGAATATTATCGCCTCTCTTTAAGGTTCGGGACACAAATTGTTCCGAACCTTTTTTGTATGTCATAATATTTTCTATATCATTAAACACTACATTTAAGTATCTAGATTTAAGAACAAATATATTTCTCTTTTCATCTTCGAGTTTAGTTTCATAATCGTAATTTGTTATTTCTGTAAGTATTTCAGTTTTATTTTTTGATTCGATTGTAGAAGTTCCAGAATCAAAATACTCATACTTGTAATTACTTGCAGGAAGACTCTCATCAATTACTCCAAAAAGATTAAGAAACCCACCACCTTCTTGCCAGGTGTTAGATATTCTTATTCCTGATGGAAGTATAATTCTTCCAAGACTGTCTCTTATTTCTTTTGTTTCATAATGATGAACTCCATTATAAAAATTATCATAGGTTTTATATTTTTCCAACATAACTTCTTCAAATATTTTTTGAGGAAGAGGCCATTCTGATTGGATGTTTATAATATTATTTGAAAGTAAAACTACCCAATCTAAACTTTCATCCTCATAAAATTTAAAGGCAACATTATCAGGTCTTTCATCTCCAATTATGCTATACTTGGTAAAGAATAAAAGATTGTCTGCAATATCAGGTCTCAATGCACCTTTTCTAAAAAGATTTTTTACTTGAGTGTATTCAGATATTCTTTTATTATCAGTTCCTCTAGTTACATAATCAAAGTTTGGTACTTGTCTGAAGTAAGGAGTTGCCATTTTAGAATCCCATGTCCGCTAGATTGTCGTCGTAATCTTCTCTATAGATTGGTTCAAGTTCACTAAAACTCATAGAGATATTATATGATGTCATAGAACCATCATCATTATATGTCATATAACTCCCATCAGGGGTGTAGTCAACATTAAAACTTGTCAGTGCGCAAGGTTTTATTTTATTTAAGAAAGGGTGTTGTCCACCAGTTTTGCCATAAATGTATTTCAGTTTGAATACACTTGGAGTTTTTAAAAACAAACCACTAGTGCTTTTTGAAACTGCCATCGTTTTCTTAAAGAATAGAATAATCTTTTTGATTACTTCTGATTCTTTGGAATCTCTTGGAGTTAATTGGTAACTATAACTAAATGTTCTTAGGTTAGGTCCAGTGAAAAGTAATTCTAGGTTTGGATTTATAACTATACCACCAAGTCTTGATGTAAGGTTTTGTGCTCCAACGGCTTGTCCTGCAAAATAATTTTTTATAAAAGTAGAAAGTTCATCATCATTTACTATATTTTCTGCAATGTTAACACCGTCTTTTACAAGATCTGTAAATGCTTGACCAAATTTAAAGTCTGCTAAATTTGTTATAGCACCTCTAGCAGCTAAAGCAAGAGAACCTTGAATTGGATTTAGACTATCGTTTCCCCAACCAACAGAATTTGAATCACTTATTCCTGGATACATTGGTAAAGAAACTGTTCCCCCATTCTTGGTTATTCTTTTATCGGCGCTTTTTGGTAAAAGACTACTTACCTGCTGCACACTAGGAGGTTCATATTGAAATTCTGTGATCTTTAAAAAGTCATATTCACCTGTATTACTCAAAGGATATCTAAGACTTTGGTCAGAACTTGTTGCTAATTGTGTTCTGGTATTATTTGTGTCAACAGTATTCTGCGAGTCTCCTACATCGCCAGGACCACCTCCAGCAGCAGGGTCCGTGGCAAAGGCATCACTTGCCACAATACCAGAAGAGTATGATAAATTGGCAAAATCTCTTGCAGTTTGAGGGGGAAGAGAGTTTATTATATTGCTAGTTGCGAGTTTAAATTTTTCGGAGTTTTGTGATAAGTAAGAATCAACAGGTTGTCCAGTTGCAACATTAGGAATATTGCTTTTTGAATATTCGCTGTTTGCTCCCCAAGCATTATTTTCTGGCAACCACTGTGCAACCTTCTCTCCAGACTCATCAAGAACTGATGGTGGAGTGGATGGACTTGTATCATCAACTTCAACATTGGCACGAACTTTTACGTTCCTTTTATTATTTGTTATTGAATCAAATGTATAAGAGTCAGTTAATAGTGGGCGCCTTATTATTGCCATTAGACATTTTCTAATTATTTATTAGCGAATTCCTAATTCATCTTCTGTAATAATTTTAAATTCAAGAAGTCTATCGTCACACCATTCCTTTGCTGCTTTCCACTTCGCTTGATTTACAGCATAAGTTTTGGTTTCATGAATAAAAGATTTTGTTACTCTGGATTTTTTTATTGGAGGAACAGTTTGTTTTTTTGGTTTGACTTCTATCACATAAGTCTTAACTTTTCCAGATTGTTCTTTAAGTTTAATTATAAAGTCTGGAAAGTATCTATGAACTCTATTGTCAACAGGAGATACGTAAGGAATAAAAAATTCTTCTGATCCCCAAGATATTATACTTTCATTTAAATCGCACCACCTGCAAAATTTTCTTTCCCAAGTGCTTCTACAAATTATATTGTTGTAGTCGCCTTTATATTTTTGGGGATTTGATGGTTTATACTTTGACTTTAAACTTTCTGCCATATCTGGGCTACATAATATATAAGGTCAAATTATTTATAAATGGGAGCACCAGGAAACCCTACATATTATTCTGTAAGTGATCTCAAAACAAGAATACTTAACATAGCACAAACTTCAATATATCATGTGAAGTTTGCAGTTCCTCCTGCTGTGTCTTCTTTCATTGCGGCAAGTGGAAGAGGAGTTACACCAGAAAATATTTCCAACATTGAGTTATTATGTTCGGAAACAACTTTACCTGGAACAAGTTTAGCAACTCATGATGTTACATCTGATTATCATGGTGTAACAGAGAAGATGGCTTATCGTAGAATCTATGATGACACTATCGATTTAACATTTTATGTTGATAGAAATTATAATGTTGTAGAATTTTTTGATGGATGGATAGATTATATTAGTGGTCTTGGAAGCACCTTTGGAAGAGAAGCATATAAGAGTGCTTATACTCATTATAGAATGAACTATCCAGAAAAGTATAAGAGTGATATGTATGTTGTAAAGTATGAAAAGGATATTGGTAATACATTAAATTATACTTTTGTAGGTGCCTTTCCTACGTCAGTTACATCAGTTCCGGTTAATTATCAAGCAAGTGAGTTGTTGCAATATAATGTTTCATTTTCTTATATTAGATATGTAAGAGAAAGAACCAAGATTATCCCACCATCTACATTAGAAGATCCAAAAGCACCGGGTGTTGTTGAGTTTAATAAATTTAATTTTGATTATAGTCCAGAATTCTTTGATCCTCAATTCTCTGCAAATAGAGATCAGAGATTTAGAGGTCCGAATGATTTCTTAAATCTTGGAAATCCTGCTTTGGATCAATTTGGAATTAGAGATCAGTTAGGAAGACCACCATCTGGAGCACCTGGACCTACCGTAGCAACATAATAAATATCATTACTGAACCACTTATAGGACATTATGCCTTTACCCACAATTGCGACTCCATCATATGAACTTGAGTTGCCATCGACTGGAAAAACAATTAAGTATAGACCATTTCTAGTTAAAGAAGAAAAACTTCTTGTCCTTGCATTAGAATCAGAAAGCAATAAAGAAATCTCTAATGCAATTAAAGCAGTTCTAAAAAGATGTATTCAGACAAGAGGTGTTAAGGTAGAGTCTCTTCCAACTTTTGACATTGAGTATTTGTTTTTAAACATTCGTGGTAAGTCTGTTGGAGAGGAAATT